CTGCTGTAGTTAAAGATGCTAAAGCAGGCAAAGACATTGGTAAGCCAGGTAAGAGCTTTGACAAAGTAGCTAAGGCTGCTGGTGGTGGTAAGAAAGGCGAGAAGATTGCCGCTGCCGCTATGTGGAAGAACATCAAAGAAACTACTGCGTATATGGCTGAAAAGAAAGCCGTTAAGGATTTGCCAGGTAAGCAAGAAAAGATTGATGCAGATCACGATGGTAAAATTGAAGCTAGCGATTTAGCTAAACTACGTGCCAAAAAAGAAACTGTTAAAGAGTCAACAGAATTCACACGTATGCAAGAACAGTTATCTCGTTTAACACGTTCTGAAAAACCAATGGTTGCTGAATCTCGCGAAGTTGATCAAATCCGTGCATTAACACAACGTTTATTGGGGTAATACTCCATGGACATGAAGCGCATACTACAGGCGATGGATGGCGTTGCTACAAAGCCTGTAGCAGGCGCAAGTGAGATGTCTAAGTTTCTTCGTGTTGTTAGCGAAGCAGATATAAATCCATCAACTAATCCAAGAAGAGCCGATCCAAAAGATCAAGCAACTACATACATACAGTTCTCTTCTGGATTATACAGTCAATCGTCAATCCCTGACAGTATTAGTATTACTGCCGATCTTTCATTACCTGTTACATTTACCCCATTAACGCAAGGTGCAGACACTAGTAAAACTGTTCAGGCAAATATAAATGCGGCTAATGCAAGTTTGCCTAAAGAATTACAAAAAACTCCAGAAGAGTTATCACAAATTGTAGGTGGTGCAGATAAACCATATGCTGGCCCTAGTATTAATGATATTAATCAACCAGTTGGAACTCCTGTACAAGAAAATAGTTTAGATAAATTTTTGTCTATTATTGACAAGAATAATGTAGATATCCTTAACGAAGGTGCTAACCCACACAAAATAAGTTTGCCAGTACAAATGGCAATGCAACATTATCAAAAGACTACTGAGACTACAAAACCTGTTGGACGTCACAGTACATTAGGCAAATACTTTCACAAGGTTGAAGAAGAATTTGCAGAATCAGTTGCAGAAGAACGAGCACATAAGCGTCAATTAATTAATCAATATGCCAGTGTAATTGCTGAACGTGTAATGATGAAAGAAGCCGCTAATCCTGCACAGCAAGCGGCTATTGCTATTGCTAAAAAGAAAGAACAACAAGCAGATGAAAGTCTTAAGTCAGACAATCCATGCTGGAAAGGCTATCATCCTGTAGGCACTAAGAAGAAAGGCGGTCGTACTGTACCTAACTGTGTGCCAAGTGAAAGTGTAATTAGCGAAAAGAGTACTAGTGAAAAACAAGCACGTACTATGGCCGCTGCCGCACACAATCCTGCGTTTGCTAAAAAATTAGGTATTAAATCTAGCGTTGCTAAAGAGTTTAATAAAGCCGATACTGGTACTAAACAGTTAAGCAATGCAATGAAGCATAAGAAAAAGAAAGTTAAGGAAAATGAAATTCCTGGACATAGTATGGGATTTACCGGCGGAGTTGGTCCTGGTATGCAAAACTATGTTGTAGACGAAGCTCCATTAGATTTTGACAAGAACGAACCATCTAACAGCATGATCTACGGCCATAAGAGTAATCCTGGTACAGTTCAACATCGTATTATGCGAGCTCGTGCCCAACTTAAAGACCTAGTAAAAATGGCCGAAAGTGATGATTTAAGAGTTTGGGAAAGTATTACAAGACATTTTCCAGAACTAGCTATGAATATCGAAGAAGTTCGTCATGGTATAGAAGAATTATCAAAAATTAAGAAGGGCGGTGGACGTAGAAGCGCCAATATCCCTACAGGATTAGGAGAAGATGCTAATCCAATTAAACAAGCTAATGCACAAAAACGTGCAATGAAGCCAAAAAAAACTTCTAGTGCTTGCAAATCTAACCAACGCCAAGTTGGTGTACAGAACAAAAACGGACAAGTAGTTCCTAAATGTGCTGTAGTTAAAAAGAGTTTCTAAATTACATTTAAACCTTGACACCAAGGCATAATTAATATACAATAGGCATATTATTAGGAGATTCACATGGGCGGTCGTTCATACGGTGCAGAAGAAAAGGCAAAACTAGAACGTTTGATTAGCGAAGGTTCTACAGTATTACGTGAAGTCGAAGACTTACAAGAAGGCTTAAAAGAAACTGTCAAGGCAGTTGCAGAAGAATTACAAATCAAACCAAGTGTTATTAATCGTGCTATTAAAATTGCCCATAAAGGCGATTGGCAGGCTTATAATGAGGACTGGGAAGAGATTGAAGCAATTTTGGATATTACAAAACGTATCTAAACCTGCTATAATAAGAGGGTCGGCGGGCCAATAAACCGCATGAAGGTATTTGCAAGCCTCAAATTGCATGGAGAAGAAAATTTATGTCTTATGTAGACGCATGGTTTGACCGCGAGAACGATATCGTTCGAGTAGTTGAACGCAACAAGAAAGGTGATCGCGAGTTTCGCGACATACCAGTTAAACACACATTCTATGTAAAAGACCCAAGAGGGAAATTTACGTCAATCTACGGTGATCCACTCACACGTATCGTTTGTAAAAACACAAAAGAACTACGCAAAGAACAAGCCATTAACAGTGGCAAGGAAATGTTTGAATCAGACATCAATCCTATCTTTGTTACACTAAGCGAACACTATATTAATCAGGATGCTCCTAAATTAAATGTAGCGTTTTTCGATATTGAGGTAGACTTTGATCCAGAGCGTGGCTATGCTAGCCCAGACGATGCATTTATGCCAATTACTGCGATTGCTGTCTACCTACAATGGCTAGAGACTATGGTCTGTTTGGCTATTCCACCTAAAGGTCTTAAGATGGAAGAAGCTAAAAAAATGGTCAAAGACTTTCCTAACACATATTTGTTTGATAACGAAGCAGATTTGTTGGACATGTTCTTAGATCTAATTAAGGATGCAGACATTCTAAGTGGTTGGAACTCAGAAGGCTTTGATATTCCATATACTACTAACCGTGTTACTAAAGCACTAAGCAAAGAAGACACTAGACGTTTCTGTTTGTTTGACCAACTGCCAAAGAAACGTGAATATGAAAAATATGGTCGTACTAGTACAACATATGACTATATTGGTCGTGTGCATTTGGATTATCTCGAGCTGTACCGCAAATACACGTATGAAGAACGCCACAGTTATAGACTCGACGCTATTGCGGAATATGAATTAGGCAAACGTAAAACACAATACGAAGGTACACTCGACCAGTTATACAACAATGACTTTAGAACATTTGTTGAATATAACATCAATGACTGCAAACTGCTTGACGACTTAGACAAAAAGCTCAAGTTCATGGACTTGACCAATACACTGGCACATGAAAATACAGTATTGCTACAGACCACAATGGGCGCTGTGGCCGTGACAGAACAGGCTATTATTAACGAAGCACATCGCAGGGGTTTTCAAGTTCCTAATCGTACTAAGATGAGTGAACGTGAAGACAATGAAGGTGCGGCTGGTGCTTATGTTGCTTATCCTAAGGAAGGTATTCAAGACTGGGTTGGGTCATTAGACATTAACAGTCTATATCCTAGTGCAATTAGAGCACTTAACATGGGTCCAGAAACTATTATTGGACAGTTACGTCAAACTAAGACAGAAGAATACATTGAATTACAAATAGCCAAAGGCAAGAGCTTTGCGGCTGCTTGGGAAGGTAAATTCGGCACAGACGAATATGAATCTGTAATGGCACAAGAGATTGGCACAGACATTACTATTGACTGGGAGAACGGAGATAGTGATGTACTAAGTGCGGCAGAAGTCTACAGACTTATATTTGAAAGCAATCAGCCTTGGATGCTTTCAAGTAACGGTACTATCTTCACCTATGAAAAAGAAGGTATTATTCCAGGGCTACTTAAACGCTGGTATGCAGAACGTAAAGAGATGCAGGCCAAACTAAAGGAGGCTATAAATGCTGGAAACAAAGTCGAAGAAGAATACTGGGACAAAAGACAACTCGTTAAGAAGATTAATCTTAACAGTCTTTACGGCGCTATTCTTAATTCAGGCTGTCGCTTTTTTGATAAGCGAATCGGACAAAGTACCACACTGGTCGGAAGACAAATCGCCAAGCATATGGCGAGTAAAGTAAATGAGATCATTGCTGGCGAATACAATCACATAGGAAAGGCAGTTATATATGGTGACACTGATAGTTGTTATTTTAGTGCTTATCGCACTCTACAGAAGGACATTGAAGCCGGACGTATCCCGTGGACAAAAGAAACAGTCATCCAACTCTACGACCAAATAGGCGACGAAGTCAATCAAACATTTCCACAGTTTATGCTAGACTATTTCCACTGTCCAAAGACACGTGGAGAAGTTATTAAGGCAGGACGTGAGATTGTTGGATCTAAAAGTTTGTTCATTACTAAAAAGCGTTATGCTGTTCTTTACTATGATAAGGAAGGCAAGCGTACAGACTTAGATGGAAAACCTGGCAAGATTAAAGCCATGGGCTTGGATCTAAAGCGTAGTGATACTCCAGAATTTATTCAAGACTTTTTAAGTGAAGTTCTTGAAATGGTCTTGATGGGTAAAGATGAACAGGATGTGTTGGATCATATCAGTGCATTCCGTATCAAATTCAAAGCTCGTCCAGGATGGGAAAAAGGATCGCCTAAACGTGCCAATAATATTACTGACTATCAAGCTAAAGAAGCCAAAGCAGGTAAGGCTAATATGCCCGGACATGTACGTGCTAGTATCAATTGGAATACTTTAAAACGCATGTACGGTGACAAGTATTCTATGGCTATTACAGACGGTGCTAAGGTTATTGTTTGTAAACTTAAACCTAATCCTTTAGGTTATACATCAGTCGCTTATCCAGTAGACGAACTGAGGTTACCACAGTGGTTCAAAGATTTACCATTTGATCATGCTGAGATGGAAGCTACCATCATTGATAAGAAACTGGAGAACTTAATCGGTGTGCTTAAATGGGATATTACCAGCACCGAAGAAAAAAATACATTTAACAGTTTATTTGAGTTTTAATATGAATATAATAATTGCAGGTTACGGATTTGTAGGCAAAGCAGTTGCTAACTCAATAGGTTCAAAGAATATGTTGTATATTGTTGATCCTAAAGTCAGCGAACATAAAATAAAAGATTTTCCCTATGCGGAAGCTATTATAATTTGTGTAGGTACTCCTAGTACACAATTAGGTGATTGTGACATTAGTCAAATTACCAGTGTGCTGGATGAAACGCCGATACATTTACCAGTGTTAATTAAATCGACTGTGCCACCCGACTATTTAGAAAAGATTCTAAAACAATATCCTCAACATGATATTTGTTACAGTCCAGAATTTTTACGTGCTGTAAGTGCTAACGAAGATTTTGCCAATCAAAAATATATGGTCATTGGTGGAATAGATCCAGAAGGTATTTGGCAAACAATGTTCCAGGAATCTTTACCTAACTGTAAAATATTCTTTAGCACTAGTATTGTAGAAGCTAGTATGATCAAATATGCTACCAATTGTTTTTTAAGCGTTAAGGTTGCATTTTTTAATCAGATATACGATTTGTGCGAAAAGAATGGTGCAGATTATGGACTAATTAGACAAGTATTAACTCATGATAGTCGTATAGGCAATAGCCACATGATGGTGCCAGGCCCAGATGGTAGTAGAGGATTTGGTGGTGCGTGTTTTCCTAAAGACACAAATGCATTTATGCACTATTCAGATCGGATGAATCAATCACATACTTTGGTCGAATCGGCCATAAAGTACAACAAAAAGGTTAGGAAAAATCCTTGACATTGTCTAAAAAACCTATATAATATACAAACATGGAGAATCATATGAAAGACTTTTTACAAGATTTAGTATCGCACACACATAGCTTGGGATTTTTGCCTTTGGTTAAGATTTCAGCTAGCGATAAAGAAACAACAATTGAATCAATGGCTGAAGACCGTTCAGTTATTTTAAACGCTAAAACACACAATCCAGTCGATGATTTAGAAGGCACATTTGGTATGCCTAATCTAAACAAGCTAGACATTCACTTGAAGTGTCCAGAATACAAGGAAGGTGCTAGCATCAAGGTTGTTAAACAAGAACGCAACGGAGAAACTATTCCAACAGGTTTGCATTTTACTAACAGCACAGGCGACTTTGAAAACGACTATCGTTTTATGAACAGTGAAGTTATTGCTGAGAAAATGAAAACTGTTAAGTTCAAAGGCGCTAAATGGGATATCGAGTTTGAGCCAAGCGTAGCTAGTATTCAAAAATTAAAATTTCAAGCGGCCGCACACACAGAAGAGCCAGTGTTCCAAGTAAGCACGGACAATGGTAGTCTAGTGTTTAGTTTTGGTGATGCAAGTTCACACGCTGGTTCGTTTGTATTCCAAGCAGGTGTTGATGGTAAATTGCGTCAAACATGGGCATGGCCTGTTGCACAAGTACAAAGCATTTTAAACTTGGCAGGCGATAAGACTATACGTATTGCAGATGCTGGCGCACTACAAATTGTAGTTGATAGCGGTATTTCAGTATACGAATACATTCTTCCAGCACAAAGCAAGTAATGAATAGAAACCTAACAGCAAGTCAAAACGACTATGCATATTTTTTACCAGCAACGTCAGGATTTTATAGTACGTACATAGGTAAACAACGTCATAGTCAGTATGTAGACCCTGCCCGCATTCCGGCTAGCTTTGGTCCTATGGGCATTGAAGCAATGAACTATCTAGATCCCAATGCGGCATTTTATTATGATCATTGCTTGTATAGTGCTGGTCATGCTAACTTGGATCTTAATAAACCAGATCCAAGCGAAGATATGTTTCGTAATCGCAATCGAGCAACTAGCTGGGTGTTAGGAGATTCAGGCGGATTCCAAATTGGTAAAGGCAAGTGGGAAGGTGATTGGAAAGATCCTAACTGTCCTAAAGCCATGAAAAAACGCACACAAGTTTTGGCTTGGATGGATGCGTTAATGGATTACGGTATGTGTCTTGACGTGCCAGCGTGGGTTGCTCGTAGTCCAGCAGGTGCCAAAGCTACAGGTATTAGTACATACGCAGAAGCAGTTCAAGCAACATTTATTAATAATGATTACTTTATTAATAATCGTAATGGCAATTGCAAATTCTTAAATGTACTACAAGGCGAAAATCATACTGATGCAGAAGGTTGGTATCAGCACATGAAAAAGTATTGTGATCCAAAACAATATCCTGGTCGTCATTTTAATGGCTGGGGCATGGGCGGACAAAACATGTGTGACATTCACTTGACTCTAAAACGTCTAGTGGCATTAAGGTTCGATGGATTGCTTGAAAAAGGTGAACAAGATTGGATGCACTTCTTAGGAACTAGTAAACTTGAATGGGCATTGATCTTAACAGATATACAACGTGCAGTTCGTAAGTATCATAACAGCGACTTTACTATTAGTTTCGACTGTGCAAGTCCGTTCTTAGCAACTGCTAATGGACAGATTTATGTACAAACAGAAATTACAGATAGAGAAAAATGGCTGTATCGTATGTTGCCTAGCTTAGACGATAAGAAATACAAAAATGATAATCGTTTATTCCAAGATGTTGTTGTACAAGATGGACACTTTACATCGTTTACCACAAGTCCATTAATGGATGGCGTCAAAGTAAATGAAATCTGTATATACGGACCAAATGATGTTAACAAAATTGGTAAAGTAGGCAAGACTAGTTGGGATAGTTTTACCTATGCTATTATGATGGGCCATAATGTTTGGATGCATATTAATGCTGTGCAAGAAGCTAATCGCCAATATGATGCAGGCTTATGTCCAACAATGTTAGTTCAAGAACGATTTGACAGACTATACGCCAAAGATGTTATCGAAGCTATATTTGCTACTAGTGATCGTGGAACAGCCGATTCAATTGTAGACGAGTTTAGTCGTTTTTGGATGGCTATTCCTGGAACACGTGGTTATACTGGTAAAAGAACCGTCAATCCTACAACAAAATACTTCGAATTGTTTGAAGAAGTGGATACAACGAGTGTACAATTAGATGATGCAGAAGAATTTTCTGAAGAAGCTAGTGACAAACTTGACGAACTCGAGGCCAGTGTACATGACATTACCTGACGAAAGATTTAGAAGTATCCAACGAACTGAGGAGTTTTTACAGGATCTATTGAATCCTCAAAAGACTCCACGTATTCCAAAAGAAATACGTGAACAAGCTCGTTGGTGCTTGCGTCATTATCCTAGCTATCATAATTTAAAAGAATTAGAACGTGCGGCTCCTAATGTTGTACAAGAACGTATGGAAGATGTTAGTCG